TTGTTGAACTTCTCAAAGAGGGTGTTGTAACAGTTGAGTTTACAAAAGTGAATGGCGAGTATCGCAAGATGGAAGCAACTCTACAAGCAGAACGTATGCCTGAGGTTGTTGCTGAAGTTGAAGAGAAAGCACCTCGAAAGAAAAACGAAGATGCTTTGTCTGTATGGGATGTGAACGCAGAAGGTTGGCGCTCATTTCGTTGGGACAAACTTCAAACAGTAAATGGTGAGAGTTTTGCCTGAAAAAAATGAAGTCAATAAAAATGCCATGGGTGGAACAGAACTCATGGCAAACCGAATTGAGAGGGACTGTAATCAGTCCCTTTTAAAAGAATTTCAGATTATACATTCACGTGTTCGTGACCTTGATCCAAACAAAAAGAAAATTCTTGTTCTACACGACTTACCTCAAGATCCAGAAGTTCAACATCTGAAAGATGGTGGCTGGGAGAAATACGATAAGTTAGTGTTTGTATCTCATTGGCAACAAGAGATGTATAAACTCTTTCTTGGTGTTCCTTACTCTGCTGGTGTCGTGTTGCGTAATGCGATTGAGCCAATCGAACCTCATGAGAAGCCAAATCCAAAAGAGAAGATTAGTCTAATCTACTTCTCTACACCACATCGTGGTTTGGATATTCTTTATGCGGCATTTAATCAACTATCGAAAGAATATGACAACCTTGAGTTAAACGTATTCTCTTCTTTTCAGTTGTATGGTTGGCCACAACGTGACGAACCCTATAAAGAGATGTTCGATAGACTACGTGAACACCCAAAGGTAAACTATCACAAGTCAGTGCCTAACGACCGCATCCGTGAGGAGTTGAAGAAGGCACACATCTTTGCATATCCATCTACATGGCAAGAAACCTCTTGTCTGTGCTTGATTGAAGCAATGTCGGCTGGTTGTCTATCTATTCACTCCTCTCTTGCGGCTTTGCCAGAAACATCTATGGGCTTAACTTCGATGTATGGTTATACCGAAGATGCACAGCGACATGCGAATCAGTTCTACCTCGAACTGAAGAACGCAGTCGAGTTACATCGCAATAATAACACATATAAGATGGTAAGTCAACAGACAAAAAATACGAAAGCACTTGCGGACTACCAGTATTCTTGGAAAAATCGTAAGTTAGAGTGGAATTCTTTGATGAAAAGCCTATTGACATAAGTAGAGAATCGTGATACTATGATTCGAAACTGATAAAGGAGTGGTCTATGGCCAGGCAAACAAAGCGTATGAAGATTCGTGAGCAGATGGCTGCCGAACGTGGTCCTGTTGAAGTCAAGAAGCCTCGCAAGAAGCGCAAACCCATGAGTGAAGAGCAACGCAAGGCTGCCGCAGAGCGTCTTGCTAAGGCACGTGAGAAGAAACTAGAAGAGCAAGGTGGACCCAAGAACGTTCACCCTGATGTTCTCAAACTGCCTGAAGATGCTACACTGTCTCTTAAGAATGTCCGTGGATGGATTAAAACGCAGAAAGACTTAGTGTCTGCGGCACGTGCAGAAGAACGTGCTGGCGTCAAGGGTGCGTTAGCCAAGAAGTTAACACACGAAGGATATGTGCGTAATCTTGAACGTTACATTCGTGATGGCGTTTACTGTGATATGTTCTACGGTGAGTATATGCAAAATCGTATTAAGATGATGTGCATCGTTCCTGCTTATGACAAAGACGGTAAACAGAAGCGGTCATACGGTTGCTTCTACCCAGACTTAGGCGGGATCTATGTTGGTCCAGGTCGTATCGAAGTCAACGGTGAAATCGTAGAGGTTGATACGGATGTCTAATGTCATTGACTTCAACGCTGTTAAGATGAAGCGTATGCAAAAGCGTTTAGATGACCTCGTTGAAGAGCATGAATATGTTGAAGAACTGGCTGCTGATTTTGCGATTTCGGCAGTCATGGATATTGTCGAAGCCTCGTCTGAGTTTGGCTTCGATGTGATGGAGAACCCAGACGTGATACGTGATATGCTTGCGACTGTCGAATCAATACGGTCAATCATCCATCGTATCGCTGGTGATAGAATTGAGTTCCATAACATTAGTGACAGAATGTTTGATAATATAGAGAACACTGAGGTGGCACTCAAAAACTTTTTAACAGAATTTTCAGAATGAGTCTTGACATACTGGTAAAAGTGTAGTAATATATACTGTTATCAGATATGGAGAAAATAGTATGATATTAGTAGATTTAAATCAAGTGATGATATCGAACATGATGGTTCAGATCGGTAATCACAAAAACATGGAGATTGATGAGAATATGCTTCGCCATATGATCCTCAATACTCTTCGCTCAAACCGCATGAAGTTCAAGGATGAATTTGGCGAATTGGTAATTTGTTGTGATGACAAAAACTACTGGCGCCGAAATCAGTTTCCTTATTACAAAGCAAATCGTAAAAAGGCACGAACTGAGTCTGAACTAGACTGGTCTGCTATCTTCACGGCACTAAACAAAATCCGTGATGAGATTAAGACCTTCTTCCCTTACAGAGTAATTCAGATTGAAACTGCGGAAGCAGATGATATTATTGGCACGATTGTGCATCACGAAGGCGTAGAACTTAACAACGGTGCAGAACAAATTCTAGTTCTGTCTGGTGATAAAGACTACATTCAGTTGCACAAGTATGCGAATGTGAAGCAGTATGATCCCACACGTAAGCGTTGGATTACACACTCTTCACCTGAGAAGTATCTCTATGAGCATATCATCAAAGGCGATACTGGAGACGGTGTTCCAAACATTCTTTCACCTGACAACTGCCTTGTTGTTGGTGAACGTCAACGTCCTATCACTAAGAAAAGACTTGAAGAATGGGAGGACATAAATAACATGCAAGACGAGGTGAAGCGAAATTATTTGCGTAACAAAGCATTGATTGACCTAAGCCAAGTTCCAGCAAACATCAAAGAAGCAGTTATGAATGAATGGTTGCCAGACTGTAATGCAGATCGGTCACAGTTGCTAAACTATTTCATCAAGAACAAGTTGAAAAACCTAATGGAAGTTATTTCGGAGTTTTAAATGTCTACAGAATCCTTGGCAGAAATCATTAACACTGCCCGTGAATTGAAAACCAAAAAAGAGAAGGTCGAATACTTGCAATCCAAGAATTCGAAACCTTTGCGCAATATCCTCAAAGTGACATATGATAAAACAATGGAACTAAACATTCCTAATGTCGCCCCACCTTACGAGCCTTCGCAATCTCCTGATTCGCATGGCATGCTATTCCGTGAGACACGAAAACTTCCTTACTTCGTTAAGGGGTTCGATGGTGATAACATTCATCCCATTCGCCGTGAAGCACTGTTTATTCAAATGCTAGAAGCGGTTGATCCCGATGATGCAAAACTTCTATGTGAGATGCTTAAGAAGAAGCCAATGAAGGGCTTGTCTTTAGCAGTCATTAAAGAAGCATTTCCTGGACTAATTTCGGAGTAAGGTGAGTATACTTCAATGTCAAAGCGTAAGAACTTCCGTGAGTGGTATAACGAAGAAGATGAGTGGGGCGACAAAGAGTCTCGCTTCACTAAGAAAGATACCAAACGCTACGATAAGAAACGTGCTAAGATCCAGAAAGCACGAAAGCAAAAAGCAAGACAAAAAAATTCATATTTTTCTTAAAAAACACTTGACAATCGACTCAAGAGTTGTTATATTAGATATGTAATGAGAAGTGAGTATGATATATGATGAAAGAAAAAGTGATTTTAGTTGATTGCGACGGTGTTCTCCTTGACTGGGAATATGCGTTTGATTATTGGATGAAGCGGCATGGCTATGTCAAGACTGATGCTAAAGTCTATGACATGGCTGTTGCTTACGACATGCCTAAAGATGAAATCAAGCGTTTGATTCGGATGTTCAACGAGAGTGCCAGCATTCGGAAATTGCCTCCTCTTCGGGATGCAATGAAGTATGTGAAGAAGTTACACGAAGAGCATGGCTATATCTTCCATGCGATTACTAGCCTTAGCAACGACCAGTATGCACAGCATCTTCGGACTAAGAACCTTCGGGAACTGTTCGGTGATACTGCGTTTGAGAAGTATGTCTATCTTGACACTGGTGCTGATAAAGACGAAGCACTTGCTGAGTATGAAGGCACTGAATGCTTCTGGGTTGAAGATAAGCCTGAGAACGCTGAAGAAGGTCTGAAGAATGGTCTTAACAGCATCTTAATGAGCCACTGTCACAACGCTGACTACGTGAATGAAGATGTTATCAAAGTGAATAACTGGAAAGAAATCTACGAATTGCTAGTATAAATATTGCTAGTGATGTAAATCGAAAGGCGATCCATCACGGGTCGCCTTTTTTATTAGGAGAATATGATGCCAACTTATAATTTTCGCAATTTAGAAACAGGCGAAGAAACTGAAATTATGATGAAAATGTCTGAACTTGATGAGTTCAAAGCAAACAATCCACAGTTACAACAGTTCTTAACAAAGGCGCCATCTATCGGTGACGCACATCGCATGGGTGTTGTCAAGACACCTGATTCTTTTAACTCACTCCTCAAACACATTAAAAAGGGCAATTCTAAGGGGATGACTCAATCAACCATTAAAACAAGATAATAATAATAAGGATGATAAATGCCTGCTAATGAAAAACGCCTGACTAAAAGGCAAAGAAGGGTTCTACGCCAGCAAGGAATCCTGTCAGAAGATAATACTGTTACCTCTGCATTCAGTGTCGACCGTAGCATCAAACCAATGACTGAGAATCAAAGAATTGCATTCGAAAGTTGGAACGATGGTTTTAATTTGATGTTACATGGCATTGCGGGAACGGGTAAAACGTTCCTCGGTTTATACTTTGCAATTAATGAAGTGATGAAGCCAAATAGCAGATATAAGAAAGTGTTTATAATTCGTTCAACTGTTCCCACACGTGACCAAGGTTTCATGCCGGGAAATCAAAAACAAAAAGAGGCAGTATACGAAGAACCTTACTATGATATTGCCACGAAGTTATTCGGTCGTGGTGATGCGTATCAAATTCTAAAGCAAAAGCAAATTGTTCAATTTGCATCAACGTCTTATCTACGTGGATGCACCTTCGAAGACTGCATCATTGTTGTTGACGAAGTTCAGAATATGAGTGCAGGAGAGTTACATACAGTGATGACACGTGTTGGTGAAAATAGTAGAATTATATTTTGTGGTGACGTAAAGCAAGACGATTTGACTTCTGAGCGTAAGAAAGAAATGTCGGGCTTACGTGATTTTATGCGAGTTATAAATAGAATGAGAGAGTTTGACTTTATCGAATTTCAGATTGATGATATTGTGCGAAGCAAATTGGTTAAATCTTATATTATTGAAAGGGATAAATTAGGGCTATGAGTGGAAATTATATTGGACATGTTGTTGAAGATGAAGAGACTGGCGAGTTATTGCTAGAATTCCCTGTTGAACTACTCAATCAGATGGGCTGGGATGAAGGCACAATGCTTGAGTGGATGATAGAAGAAGAAAACGTTGTTCTAAAGGAAAAAGAAGATGGCAGAGAGACCAAGACTGAGAGTGTTTGAACAAGCAGACGGGCATCGCTTTGTAAAGCAGATGACCGAGGCTGAGTGTCAATCATATCTAGCAGAAAATCCAACATTAACGCTGGTTAGATAAATGCCTGGAGTAGTTCGTCAGGGAGACAGTCATGCTGGTCATGCGTCTCCCACTCCTAACCCATTTCACAAAACCACATACGTATCGTCTGCACAGAGTAAAGTGTATGCGAACAGTAGGCGTGTGATTGTTGACGGAGATAGGACGGGCTGTGGTGATCCAGCAGTGGCATTTTCATCTAAGTGCTATGCTGGCACTAAGTTGATACATAGACTTGGTGATGCAACTGGTGGACATGGGTCATGGGTGCCTAATCAGGCAGCGACAGCATCGGGAGATGTTTTTTCAGCATGAGCGCAAAC